ATGTCGAGGTCATCAAGCAAAGCATGATCCTGCCATTCGGCGATGCCGAGGAGAAAGCCGCCGACGAGATGGACGCCATGATGTTTCAGGCGCTCATCGGTCTGCATGCAACGATCACCAATCATCTGGTGACGACCGCGATGCCATTGCCGCGCATGATCGGCTACCGGTTCTTCGAGCCGATCCCGTCGCTGGTCATGGCCTACAGGCTCTACAACGACGCCAGCCGCGCCGACGACGTGCGCGACGAGAACAAGGTCGTGCATCCGGCCTTCTGCCCGATGACCGGTCTGGCGCTGTCGGCCTGAAATGCCGCAGCAGAGGCCGGACGAAATCGCGACCCTGATCGTGCGGGGACAAAAGTTCGAGGATTGGGAAACCGTCTGGGTGCAGGAGCGATGGGCGGATTCGTTTTCCTATTTCAAGTTCACTGCCGCCGAACGTGACCGGGCGGTCACGTCGCGTCAGCCGCTCTGGTCGCGTCTGCAATTCCGCCCGGATGATCCCTGCCAAATCCTGCTTGCCGGTCAGCCGGTGATCAACGGCTACATCGAGACGCGCCAGGTCGCCTATGACGCCAACAGTCACGCGGTGATGCTGGTCGGCAAGAGCGTGACGGCATGGCCCGCGCGTTCGAGCGTCGATACCAAGACCGGAAATTTCGACGGCAAGAACGTCGAACAGATCGCGCGGGAGGTGCTCGCGTCCTATCCGGTCGGCGTCAAGACGGTCGGCACGTTGAACAACATGCCGTTCGACAAGATGCAGAACCAGCCGGGGGAACAGATATGGGACTTCCTTGAGCGGATCGCGCGAGTGCGCGGCATCGTCATGGGGTCGGATGCGTTCGGGAATTTCCTGCTCATCGGCGATCACTCCATGCCGGTCGTTACCGATCTGATCGAGGGCGTGAATATCAAAAAGTGCCAAGCGGTTTTCAGCAAGGAATATGCCTACGAAAAATTCGTGGTGACCGGGCAGACGGCGGCGAGTGATGGAAATTCCGGGCCGACCGCAAGCGAACAACGCGCCGAGGTTCCGGGCGCTGGCAAGATAACATCCGTGCTGATCACGCCGGTCGAACAACCGGTCAAGAGCGTGGTCGAACTGTATGACCGGGCGCGGAACGAGGAAATCTGGAACGACGGCACGGAGATCAAGGTCACCATCGTCTCGCAGGGATGGCTGCGCGATGGCGTCACGTTGTGGAAACCAGGCGACAACGTGTTCGTCAAAAGCCCGATGGCGATGCTGAACATGACGATGAAAATCCAGAACGTCGCGTTCTCGCAGGACAATCAGAACGGCACCATCACGACACTCGATCTGGTGCCGCCGTGGCTGCTCAAGGATCGCGCGAACTGGAATCCGAATGATCCGGCACTGCCGCAGGGGCCAGCGCCAGCAACTCCGTCACCATCATCGACAACGCCACCGCCAGCGACAGGGAGAACGTCAAGTGCATAGAGCGACACCGGCCAATTCGTCATTTCGCGCCTACAGCGCCGGCGGTGCCCGCTCCGTCGTGGACAAGGCGGATGACAGCAAGCTGATGCAGGAGATGGGCGGAAACTTCATGCACAGCGAGACGCGCGACAAGATCGAGTCGCCGCAGAACTACGGCTTCACCTCGGTCGTCCACGAGGCGACCAAGGATGCAATGGGCAAGATCATCGACGGCGCGGAAACCTTCATCTCCTTCATCGGCGGCAACCGCTCGTTCCCGGTCGCTGGTAACATGGACGACCGGCGGCATCGCCTGTTCGGTCTGCTCGCGGGCGACACCGCGATGTTTCGCGGCAAGGATGACAAACAGCAATTACACATGACGAGCGACGGCGGCTTCTGGTCAACGCCGGTCGGCAAGGTGATGCGGATGGCGCTCGTGCCCCCGGCGCAGCAACAACAACAGCAAGGTGCCAGCGCACAGCAGACCGACGCAGGCGGCGGCGGTGGCAGTAGCGGCGGATCGCAACCGCAGGGCCAGCAACAGCGCGGCCAGAAACCGGTCAAGGACGACAACCAGAAATCAAAATACTTTGTCGAATTAAATGCCAGCAAACAGGCGCGGATCGCTGGCGCGGATGTTCACTCGATGCTCGACGACGGCAAGGTCTACGTTGACGTCAATAAGAACAAGAACGTGTATTGCGGCGGTCAAAACGGAAAGAACACGTTTTCCAAGGTCGTGACGCTGGCAGGGCCAGCGGCCAACGTGTTCGGCAGACTTGACCCGCCATGACCGCCGTCGTTCCCGACGTCCGGCTCGTCCAGAACAATTTGTTTCCGAAATATTCGGTCACGGTCGATTGGGCGCTGATGCCGGACGGAACGCTGGACGACCGTCAGGCGCTCGCCACGGCCATCGTGGTGGCGCTCGGCACCGACGCGCTGGCGGCGAACGACGACGTCCTGCCTGATCCTGATTCTACCGACCGCGCCGGATGGTGGGGCGATTTTGACGCCGAAGCGATCTGGGACGGCTGGCCGATAGGCTGCAAACTGTGGCTCCTCAAGCGGGCAAAGATCGACTCCGTTGCCTCACGCGAGGGCGCGACCCTCGTGCGGGTCGATCACTATATCCGCGCCGCCATCCAGCCGTTCGTCGACCGCAAGGTATGCTCGGGTTTTGATGTCTGGACGAGCCGGGTGGACGACCAGCACATCGACGCGCTGGTGCGCGTCTATCGCGGGCCGCTTCCATCCATCGAGTTGCGCTACGCAATCATGTGGGACGGGATGACACAATAGATGCCGTGGTCGACACCGACATTGCGCGAGGTCCGCAGCCTCGTCCGCGATTCAGTTCATGCGAGCCTTCCCGGCTCGGACGCCAATGTACCAAACAGCGTCCTGCGCGTTTTATCCGACAGCCAGGGGGCGCTGTGTCATCTCACGCTGCAATATGTCGATTGGCTGGCGCTGCAACTGCTGCCCGACACGGCGGAGGTTGAGTGGCTCGACCGGCACGGCAACATCTGGCTGGTCAATGCCGACGGCACGACCGGGCGCAAGCTCGCGTCGCTGGCAACCGGCACGGCAGGGTTCACCGGCATTGGCGGCTCGATCCTGCCAGCGGGCACGCAGCTTGCGGCCAGCACCGTCGGCTACGAAACCACGGCGGACACCGTGCTCGCTTTCGATCAGACGACTCCCGCGCCGATCCGGGCGCTCGATCCCGGCGCGGCTGGAAATCTGGCGACCGACGTCGCGCTCTCCCTCATCGACCCGCCAGCGGGCGTCGACCTCACGGCTTTCGTTCTCGACTTGAGCGGCGGCGCTGACGAGGAGACGGACGACGAATTGCGGGCGCGGGTGCTGCAACGAATCCGCAAGCCGCCGATGGGCGGCGATGCCGACGACTACGTGCAATGGGCGCTTGCCGTGACCGGCTGCACGCGGGCGTGGTGCTCGCCCAACGAGATGGGCATCGGCACGGTAACCGTGCGGGTGCTGTTCGACGATCTCCGCGCCAGCGATGACGGCTGGCCGATGTATCAGGACCTTGCGGCGGTGACGGCCTATCTCGACCTCGTGCGTCCGGTCGCGGTCAAGGACTTCTGGGTGCTCGCACCGGTCAAGCAGATGATCAACGTCGAGATCAAAAACCTGACGCCCGATACAGACGCGATCCGCGCCGCCATCGAGGTCAGCCTTCAGGAAATGCTGCGCGAGGTTGCAGCGCCAGGGCAGACCATTTTCGCCGCGTGGAAATCGTACGCGATCATGTCGGCTGCCGGGGTGTTTTCGTTCGACATGGTCACCACCGCCGATGACGTGATGGAAAGCCCCGGCCACATGGCCGTGCTCGGCGACATTTTCTATGACTGACCACCACGTCCGGCGCAGTGGTGACGACTACGCACAAGCCTTCCTCTCGCTCCTGCCGCAAGGTCAGGCATGGCCGCGCCATGCTGAATCGACGCTGGTTCGGGCTTGCACCGGCCTCAACGAGTTCTGGGGATTCGTCGATGGCCGCGCCGCCGATCTGCTCGAACGCGAAAGCGACCCGCGCTTCACCATAGAACTGTTGCCGGATTGGGAGCGGGCGTGGGGCTTGCCTGATCCGTGTCTGCCGTCGGCCACAACCATCGGCGAACGACAACGCATGCTGGTCATGGTGATGACGTGGCTCGGCGGACAGTCGCGAACGTATTTTGAAAAGGTGATGGAGTGGCTCGGCTTCACCGTCACCATCAAGGAGTTCGCGCCGTTCATGGCTGGCGTCAGTCAGGTCGGCGACACGCGCCCGTCGCCGCACGAGAATTTTCGCTGGTACATCGGCCCGCCGGAAATGCGCTTCTACTGGTCGGCGGAGGTCGGCAGCGTCGGGCTGGTCTGGTTCCGCGCTGGCAGCGGACAGGCGGGCGTCGATCACCATCTCGAATTCCGTGTGCCGCAAGAATTGCTCTGCCTCCTCAATCGCTGGAAGCCCGCGCACACCGGCCTGGTTTTTGATTTTT